TGATGGTTGGTTGTACATTGTTGTGTGCTTCGCCGTCGCCTGTATTTGATGTTTGAGTAGCTGTAGCAGAGTTAGAGTAAACACCGGGACCACCTCCAACCGCAGTTATATATTGAGGTGCATTATAACTATGACTATGACTAGGCATCTCAGCCTCTGTAAGGGTGTGTGTCTTTGCTCCGCCTGTATCTCCAAGAACATCTAACCTCGTGAACCTTAATCGTGTATTATCTGCTAAGGTTACAGCCGAAGATAGAACAATATTGTTTTGATCGGTAACAGTCTGAACAGTAACGCCCGGTGGAATTGTACCTCCGTATACTGTCATCCCTACTTCTATAGTTCCTTGATTTCCATCTACAGATACATTAGAAGAGCTTGTTACTGCACCATTAACATCAGCGAACACATTAAACAAATTGTCTCCTAATCCAGCAACTACACGCCCACGAAGGTCAGGAAGATTGAATGTAGTAGAACCATCACCAATACCGTAAGTCGTACCGATAACAGCAAACAAAGCAGCTTGAGTTGTCCTGTTAACTGCCGACCCATCACACAAAGCGTAACCCGTAGGAGCAGCACTACCAGCAAAAGCAGACACCGTTCCAGTTGGTACAGTCTGTAAGTTCGTACCGTTTACTTTATAATCACCTGTGATGTCTAAGTTCCCGTCACTATCCAATGAAGCTAACGTACCTGTCGTACCTGTACCGCTTACATTTGTAAATTTAAAATCCCCGTTACTATCAACAAATAAATCTCTTACTTCGTCTGTAGCTGCGTCGTATGTAAGGCGTAAGCCCGGACCCTCGGAGGCCCTTGTAATAGCTATATTTGCATTAGATAGTAACCCGTTTACAGTGTAGGTTCCCGTCTCGTCCAACTTGTCGGCATTAACGGCATTATCTTGTATCTTATCTGTACTTACTGAGTTCGTAGCTAACTTAGCATTCGTAACGCTACCGTCTACTAAAGAGTTTGTACCTACTGTACCTGTAACTGCCACTCCAAATCCACGCTGAATAACAACGATGTCTTCTCCACCCGTCATGTTCGGGATAATGGTAAGTGTATCAGTGTCTGGGTCTACAGTGTACTCTACAGTTGGTTCTTTAATCAGACCGTCAATACTTACCTCATAAGCTGTGTCTCCAAGGACCTCTGCTCCTGTAACAGTATATGTATTATTCGTACCAGATATAGCAGAGAATACCCACTTGAGTGGAGGTTGAGTAGCACCGCTGGATACCTGAGCAACTTTGTTATCTAAGTATAACTTCGTTACTGCATCTGTTGTATCTGTCGCTGTACCAACGTTTTGTATGCGAAGACCTAAAGCGTCCCACTCTGTGCCGCCTGATTCTTTCTGTAAGGATTGATCGTTCAGCTCTGCAATCTCTTCCGATAGATAACGGTTGTGACGGTAAGCTAAATCAAGTTCAGACTCTGTAAGTACAGACCCGTTAACAAAGTCCACGAGGTTTTGATTGGGAGCACTGCGTCGTCTGACACGAACATTAGCACCAGCTGTAGCTCCGCTGTCTAAGACAACCTTAGTTGATGGTGTGGCGACGATTGTGAAGTCGGTCGTTTCAGCACCGTTGATTTCTACCTTAACGTGTTCGTCTTCAAGGTACGGGAAAGTAAAGTCAAAGTCGGTCTGTCCGCCTGTTGCTGTATAATCTACGTAGGTGATAGCCATGATGTTAAGTGTATATTATTAATTATTGAGTGAGAAGAGCAAGTACATCTTCACGGGATACGCCACTTCGTACGCTTCCTTCTACTTGTTCTTTCATTTGTAATATCTCTGGGAACTCTCTAAGCATTTGATTTTGAGCTGCTTTTTTATATCTGCTCAATATTCTAGTGATATATTTAACACGCTCACTAGGTAATCCTACGAATGATGTCGGGTCTAACGAACGGTATCTTTTATCGTTTATTAGTTTGGTAAGAGCTTGTCTTTGAGTCATACCATTTAACACCACTTTAGATTGTAAATCTAACATTCTATCATACGCACTCCTACCGTTAGCTCCTATAAAATCTGTGAGTTCAATAACACCTGCTATCTTAGTGCTAGGAGGAGAGAAACCGTGTGCTACATTAGCTAGTTCTTTTGCAACTTTATCGTCTTTATCAAAACCCCAAGCTAATGGATTAAGTGGGTTAAGTATGCCAGCTGCACCTTCAAACTGTTGAATTACTACAGGTTCCCCTAAAGGGTTCCTTTTTAAATCAACATCCATTCCGGGGATACGCTTAAGTACAACATCAGCAAAACTACGAGCTTCCTTCATGTGTTGATCTCCAGCTATTGAGGCTCCTTGAGGTATTATGTTAGGAATAAAACCTCCAGCCACACCTCCTAATACTTTACCGGGAGTTCCTTCCCCAGCTAACATTTTAAGTATTTTATTAACACCTGCTAGATACGATTTATCAGTTACATTCCTTACGCCTAGTTCGAAGGTTACAGCCATCAGTTTATCTAAATCCTCACTGTTTGCTGCTGCTATTTTATTATCTTCAGATAAATCTTTGTAATCAGCGTATATACCTATGACTGTAGCAAGCGGGTCTAACCTTTGGTAACTAACCCAAGTATCTCCAAATTTTATACTGTAAGGAAGTTTACCAGATGCTAACCAAGCTTGTTTTTGTTTGTAATCAGAAGGACCTCCGCCAGTGATGTTATCTGCAAAGTTGTGAATAGCGTAGAATAACGAAGCATTTAATGCTGTGCCCATCGCTACTTTACCTCGTGCTTCTGCTCTAGCTATCCTATCGGGACTGCCGTCGGGCTTTCTTGCGTTCAGCTGTTCTAATATAGTCTTTCTATACTTCTCCGAACCTTTCAAACCATCACGCAGTGCGTCTATTCTTTGCCTGTATTCAGGCTCCAACTTAGCCCAAGCATCCGAAGCTCTAGCTCTATCTATAACAGCTCTAGCTGGTGCAGATATTCTGTCGTAAGAGAATTTTAATATGTTAGTAGGAGTACGCACAAATGGTGCAATCAAGAAACCACCGGGCATAGCTGTTACTAAGTTTTGTACTTTCTGACCTACATCTCCTAGTTGTCCCGAGAAAGTTACCTCTTCAGCAACTTTTATGTTAGGATCAATCCAGTTCTTAGTTAATTCCCTTAAAGCTGCGTCGTCATCTAAACTACCCTCAATCAATCCAGCTTCTCTAGCTTTATTTAATTTGTTTGTTTTTTCTGTTCTTACATAGTCAGCTATCGCTTTCTGTCTAGCGGCTGGGTTTTGGAATGGACCTTGCACTACTTCTTGTGCTTCTCGAAATAACGCACTTTCTGAAAAGTTTCGATTCGATCTAGTTACTAAAGATTCAAACGTATCGTGTACATATTCCGCTACTTTCTCTGGGTCTCTGATTCCTAAGTCGTAGGCTTTAAGTTTTAACTCAGATAACGCCCGACCTTTGTATTGTACGAATTTATAAAATTGATCTACAGATGTGTTGAATCTATTAGGAAAGCGAATAATACTACCGAACATATCGATAGCCTCTTTCATTCCGTCGCTTATCTCTACATTCCTGAGCACCTTCTGTACGTTATCTCCTGTTATAGAACCTATGCTTGATTTAGAATTTTCTACAAAAGCAGAACCAGCGTCGCCTATAAATTGGTCACCAGTCTCCCAAGCGTTTAATAGAAACTTCCAAGCGTCCACAAAACTCGTAGTCTCACCCCATTGGTTTGAAACTGCTCGTCTCGTAGCCTCGTCAGCACCTACCCAACCACCTATACTTCTTTCAAAGTTTTTCCATACATTAGATAAACCAGTTCCTAAAGCATTGATTGTAAGAGTTCTCGGTCCCCACATTAGTGAGTTCTTATAGTACTCTTGTACCATATCCATCATCTTACCGCCGTGGCCTCCTCTGACTTGTTTATTAACGCCTATCAATGTATTAAACAAATCTCCGCCTCCGTTCTTTTCTGCAATCAAGATACCTTCAACCAACTGGTCCATAGTCATCCCGCCCTTTTTACTTAAGAACTCTTCACGTACTTGTTTATTTTGTAACTCATCAGTGGACAAACTCATTTGAGTACGCATCTGCCTACTCTTCAACCCACGACCAAAACCGCTAGCTAAACTTGAATGCCCTGCTTGTATGTGTAACTGCTGTTCAACAAGTCCCTTTAACCTGCCTTCCATCATTTGCAGCTCATCTTCAGTCATTTTGGTTTTAGCTTCTTTGAACTGTTTAGCTACATTCAATATTTCTTGACCATTAGCTTCCATCAGCTCCTGCATAGCAGCCATCCGACTCATCACTCTATTAAGAGTTATAGTATCTTTAGCCGCTTGCTCCACAAACTGATCTAACACTGTACCGTCCGCTCCCACAAGATCAGCGAACTCAGCTATACCTCCTTCTTCAAGGCTTTCCTTAGTAAGCTTTTTTATTGCTGTGCCTTCTTTCAGTAGTTTATCAGCTATAGCATCTTGTAACGCCGCTAAATCGCCAGCAGTCATGCCGTCTGTTAATTTAACTAAATCCTTAACAACACCTTTTACTGCTGCTTTACCACCAATGCGTACCCCTTTAGCTGTAGCTTGCTCTACAAAACTATTTACGGTTTTATTAAACTCAACTGATTTCTTAGGATCAAACTTTGGCAATGGGGGTTCCTCAAAAAAACCATCAAAAAGGTCTTCAAGTTCTTCACCAGCCATCATATCAATACCCCTACCTCTTTGAGTAGGCAGTTTCATCTCAGCGATCTCACTTACACGACTAACGATGTTATCAGCTAAGTCTGTACTTACTCCTTTACCAAAGAAACTTTTAACAGTGTTAACAATCTTCTCCCACATCGTCATCTTTGGAGTGTACTGAATACCCTTTAATGCTCTTTGTAGTTGTGGGTCAGAGAAGGCCATAGACATAAACTCCATTGGGTTCTTAATCCAGTATAAGTCAGGCTGTCCTTCTGTTGTTACAAGTTTTCCTTTAGCGGCAATCTCATCACGCATGCCGTCTGCCTTTTTAAACAAACGGAACATCTCGGCGATTGGCTTAGGTAAATCTTTTTGTTTTAATACATCGTCAATAAAAGCAGCTCTACCAGCTACATCGTCTATTGCAATATTACCAAACGCATTTCTATCGTAATGTTTAATTACATTGTCGACTGTTACAGCGTGTGTAGATTCGTGCAGTAAATTGTATACTGGGTTATTTTTTACTGAGGAGTCTTGAGCATCTAATACTATACGTCTTCCTTCTGAGTCGTAAAACGATCCTCTTATTTTTGAAGCAACTTCAGGTATATTACTAGCAAAAGACCTTTCTTCAATTCTAGCGTCTATACCAGTCTCATCTCCTAACGCTAACAGCTTCTTAACAATAGGACTATACTCACCTAAGTTACCGTTTGTTCTATCATTTAAGTCTTGTAAAGCTTCCCGTGCAGTCATCGGTTTCCCGGTCTGCATACGTTTTGAAACTTGCTCAACTAATGTTTTATCGTAGAAATCTTTCTTTAAAGCTGGGCTTATCTGTCCGTAAGTAGCATCTAAATCCGCTACTCCTTTAGGAGCGAATGCAACATCTGCTGCGATAACTCTTTCTGGGTCGTTAATATCGACCATAACAGTACGCTTACTACCACTAGGTAACTCGTAAGTTTTAACTATACCTGTACTAGTAGTTTGCTCATTTATTAACTTACCACCAGCCTCAAGCGTTTCCAACTCTTCCCTTGATAACCTCGGAGCAACTTCTGCTACGTCTTCTAAATCTATTTCATCCCAGTTAACGGTACTAAGATCAACCTCTGGAATATCTTCAGGGTCTCCACCTACCATACGGTACAACTCGTCCGTCTCAGCTCTTTGCTTATCAAACTGTAACTGACTATCTATATCACCAACAATGTTAAGACCTTTGGTATCATCTTGATACTGCATTATAGCTGTAGTAATTGCATCTTTTTTGTCAGCACCAGCCTCAATCTCTTTAACATATCTCTTGCTTGCTTTCAATGATACAGAAAACATTTTAAATAAAGCAACGAGACCAGCATCTAGCATCACACCCTCTAGTACATTCTTCATTCTACCTTCCAATTCTGAATCATCAGGGTCGGCAGCTAAGTACTGTGTTACAGCGTTATTAAGTGCTGGGTTATCTATCTCTTTTAACAAGTTAGAGAGTCGCTCTTGTTGTCCGTCGAATGCTACAAAATTAGTGGCTACATCAGCAGCTAAATATCCTTTTACATTTAAGTCAGTAAACGCACCGGGCTTTTTTCCTTTAGTTAACGCTTTT